CTGAGCTCTGAAATCATGGCAAACCTCTCGAAGCCGTACACGATTGAGGTCGGTAACGGTGCAAATGCCATCGTCAGCGGTACCGTTCTGGATGCCATCCGTAAGTTTATGCCGGTGAAAGATATCCGCATGACCTACGCGCTCAAGGGTAACGAGTTCCTCGCCTACGAGCGCCGTCAGGATGTGGTTTCGCCGCTGGTTGGTATGGCTGTCGGTGTCATTCCGCTGCCGCGCCCACTGCCGCAGAGCAACTACAACTTCCAGATCATGTCTGCGGAAGGCCTGCAGATCAAACGGGACGACGAAGGCCACTCCGGTGTGCTTTACGGCGCAAACCTGGGCTAAGGAGATATCATGGCTAAGTACGAAGTGATTCGCCCCTGGCACGGCGTGACGGTTGGTGATGTGGTGGAGTTTGAAAGCCTTCACCCGGCCCTGAAACCAAACGTCCGCCTGATGCGTGGCGAAGCCGGTGCGCTTACCCCGGCAACGCCCGGTGCAGGGAGCGATGGCAAATCCCGTAAGGAGATTATCGCCGATCGCCTGAAAGAGCTGGGTATCGATTTCAAAGGTACCCTGGGCGCTGAAAAGCTGTCTGAGCTGCTGCCGGAAGGCGAGTTCGAAAAACTCTTCCCCGCTGAATAACAGCCGCCGCTCAGGCGGTTTTTTTATGCCCCGTTCCGGCGGGGCTTCTTATTTCAGGAGTCAGCCATGGTAAATCCCGAACAGGCGCAGCAGTACCTAAGCGGTCAGGGGATTACCCTGCCTGATTTCGTGCTGGCGGCGCTGGTGGAGCAGGTAAACGGCATCGAAACGTGCCTGAGTCTGCATTATCCGGCCGCCACAGCGATGCTTATCCAGCTTTATCTGCTGGCGCTGATGGGGCTGGGGCAGGGTGATAAATATCTGTCCAGCCAGACCGCGCCAAACGGCGCTTCCCGGTCTTTTCGCTACCAGTCGTTTTCCGATCGCTGGAAAGGCGCGCTGAACCTGCTGCGCGGGCTGGATAAACACGGCTGCGCGACGGCGCTCATCCCGCCCGACCCGACTGCTACCCCTGCATTCGGCGGTATCTGGATCGGCAAGGGCGGCTGTATGAGCAACGGGGGCCGCTGATGACCCTGATATCCGTTAAGCAGCGCCTTCCGGAGCCGTTTACGAAGGTCTGGGTGCTGACCGACAGCGGCAGGAGGGTGACCGGCTACGTCAAAAGCAACGGCGAGTGGTTCATCTTCTGCCGCAAGGTCGCCGCCACAAAGCCGGAAGTCATCCGCTGGGAGGAGCCTTGAGCGCCACATCAGAATGGGTCTACACCAACCTCTGCACTGTTTATCCACTTAACGGTTATGACGACTGGAGCAACAGCTATCAGTATGGTGAGCCCTACCTTATAGCGAGCACATGGGAATCCGAGGCTAAAACCGTGACGGACGACAGCGGGAAAGAGTTCGTCTGTCAGCAGACTATCTATACCGAGTCGAAGCTGAACGGTGTGCTGATGCGCCTGCCGCAGCGCGATGATTATATCGCGCATGGTGATACCAGGAGTCAGCCAGATCCGCTTAAGGCATTTGCTGACAAAATTGTTGCCGTGCGCAGCGATGATATGAGCTTTTTCGGCGAAGACCCTGACTACCAAATCATGACATGAGGTGACTATGCCCGTAAAAGGCATTAAGCGCGTGCAAATGAACGCTAAGAAACTGCTTGGTCAGGTTGCCGGGCCGGTGACAGAGCGGGTGATCACCGAGGTGATGATAGTCGGGATGGGTTATTCAGCACAGATAACGCCGATGGATACCTCCACGCTGGTGAACAGCCAGTTTCGTGAGTTGCGCCCCATCCCCGGCGGCATGACCGGGCGTGTTGGCTTTACTGCCAGCTATGCCGCCCTGGTCAACGCAGCACCAGGCACGCTTAAAGGGCAGCCGCGCGCGAACGGCAACGGCAACTACTGGGATCCGAACGGCGAGCCCGACTTCCTGCGTAAAGGCTTCGAGCGTGACGGAATAAACGATATCCGGGCAACCATACGGCGAGGGTACAAGCTATGACCCGCAACGAGGTGTATGACGCCCTGCGCGCCTGGCTCCGGCAGCATGGTTTCGATACGGGCTATCGCGTGCAGAAGCGCTTTTTTTCTGAACGGCCGGATTCACAGAACGAGCGCTACCTCATCATTCAGCAGAACGGCGGAGGAAGTGACGAGGAGGCGGTCTCCCGCGACTATTTCCGCATCATCCTGCTGGCCGGCCAGAACGATCCCGGTGTCGATGCCGTGGAAAATAATGCTGATGCTATCCGTCGGGCCATGAGCCTGGAGCATCAGATCGAATGCATCATCCTGATGCAACCAGTCGGCGGCGTCCCCGCCTTCAGAACCGAAGAGGGCCGCGTGGCCTTCGAAATCAACTTCAGAACCATCATTTCCCAGTAACGGAGTAAAAACTTATGGCCGGATGTGAATCAGGTGCTTTCACAGGGCTTGCTGTCGCCGTTTATTATGCGATCGGCTGCCCTGAGGTTCAGCCAGCAGCGAACCAGTACAGGCGCCTCGGTATGATGCGCGGCAAAACCACGGGCGTGGAGTGGGAAACTGCCGACGCAACGGGCGACCAGAGCGCGGCATTTACCCAGGAGAACGTCACCACCTATAAAAACGTGTCTTTCTCCGGTGACGGTGTAAGCCGTAAGGAGGCTATCTACGGTCAGCGGGCCATGAAACGGCATGTCTACAGCCCATCGGCGGAAACCAGCAACCAGCCGTATGTCTGGCTGAAGATCATCTCCCCGCTGGATATCACCGAAGGGCCGTTCCTCGTGACGAGCTGGCAGGACGAAGCGCCCCACGATGATGTCGCAACCTGGTCGCTGGAAGCTTCCAGCGCGGGCAATGTCGATGTGCGCGACGTGGGCGATACCATCACTATCACGACCCAGCCACAGAGCCGCACGCTCGAAGAGGGCGACACGCTGACATTGACCGTGGCGGCCACCACCAGCGGCAGTTCTCCTTTGAGCTATCAGTGGCAGCGGGACGGTCAGGATATCGGCGGGGCGACGTCAGCAACGTACACTAAAGCCAGTGTGACCGCGGCAGACGACGGGACCTATGCCTGCGTTGTGTCATCCCCAACGGCCAGCAGCGTATCATCCGGCTTCGCGAACGTCGTAGTCACAGCTTAATTACGGGGCTTCGGCCCCTTTGAGGTTTTATGCAGGTCATCACTGATATCGGCCAGGCGGTGATCCGCGCTGGTGGCCGCGAGATATTCCTCAACCCTTCTTTTCTGGCGATGTCCCGGATCGGCGCGCCGGAGGATATCGTCAGGCTGTTCGTCACCGTGCATGCCGGGCACTATCCGACGCACCGTATTAGCGAACCGACCATCATGCGCGATGTGCTGGCCCGCTGTTTTGCAGAGATGGCGGCGGCAGCGGCCAGGGTAGTTACCGCCTGCTGCACAGAGAACATTAGTCACCTGATCGGCACATACAAGGTCACAACTAAAGGTAAGCTGTTCTACCGGCCCGGCCTGCTGCCGGTTGCCGACGTGACAGAGCTGGCCCGACACCTGATCCGTCACGGTGTGATGGGCGACCAGCCGCCGGAGCAGCTAAAAGGGCAGAGAAAAGAGTATTCCAGCAAATTTGATACCCGGTCATTTGTCTATACTGCTGTTGCTCACCTCGGCATGAGCGAGGCGGATGCCTGGAACATGACAATGACCAGTTTCCGCGCCGCAATGAATGCCAAGTTCCCGGCGAAGGAGAAAGACAAGATCCCGACGGAAGAGGCCTATGACGAGGTTATGGACTGGGCTGATAAAATGGTTGAGATTGACGCGCAGCGGTTAACCCCACTTTAAATAAGGTGTGCCGTTGCGCTTATGTTCGGTTAAGATGTTTCCGATTGCAATCAAAGGAAACATAAAATGAAAAAAGTAGTAGCTGTGGCGCTGGGTGCTTTCTTGTTATCAGGATGCGTTGCACCTTCTATGGTGACACAGAAAGCCAATCTGCCTGTATTCCCTCAGGCTGAATACCAAAATCTTAAAACAAAGGGCAGCAATACACTTACCGGTCAGGCATTCCTCATGACGATGGGTGGTGATACAAAAGTTGCTGCAGGGCAGACGGTAGTGCTGTCGCCTAAAACCTCTTACTCTGATGTTATGTATACCTATATGCTGTCAGGTACAGCATCAGCAGATC